TTGTACGTTGAGAAAACCAAACCGGCAATGTAATAAATCACTGCTTGATAGCACTTGGCTGATATATCAACGCCGCCCTCGCTGTCGATTGTCGGATAGTTGCGCACGACTGCTGATTGAATGCTTGCTGTCTGCGACTTGCAACTATAAAACTCCAGGATTGGGCCGTAGTTGCTCTGAACTATCGCGCATACCGGCTTTTGATAGTTGCCTCGGACTCCCTTCACATCCGCACGCTGCGCAAGATAGAGGTCGTCTGTCTCGTTGATAGCTTGTGTTACGGGCCTTAGCCAGTCCGACATCTTAAAGCTGATCAAGCGCATGAAGTTCTCGGGTAGTATGACATAACCCGAATACTCCAGGTCGCTGGCCCAATTGATTGTATAGCCTGTTAGGGATTCGCTTGAGTCGAGCAATCGAATAGGGGCAACACTCTCAACTGCAATTATGCCGTCAAGTATCTTAGAGGTGATAATATCGTTGAGTGCCAAAGTGCCGACATCGCCGACATCTGTCAGCGGTGTAGTCTTGGGATTGAGCTCCATGGCGATACGAACGTCACGGAGTATCTGCCCTCCTTTGATGCGTGATATTGCCATAGCTTATCGGTTTATTCCCACACAAACTCTACTCCGTTAGCCTTGCCGATCTTCTCTGCGCTCGCTTTGCTGCGGACTTGGCGGTTGGCTACGCCAAAGTTCTCTTTGAGATAAGCTGCTGCATCCTCGAGGCAAGTCACTGTTACCTTAGTCAGCTCTGCGTCTGATTCTGCCTCGGGCACTTCTTCGCTTTGCTCTGATTCTTCGGTAGGCTCATCTGCGACTTGCTCGTCTTCGCTTGCGCTTTCGCTCTCGGTCTGCTGTTCGGGCACTTCTGCGCTGGGCGCTTGAGCTTTCTCTTCGTTGTGTTCGAGCTTGATTTTGGGAGCTCCGCTAAGTGCCACTTCCGACAACTTAACGATACGGCCGTTAAGGTAGGGCTCGCTGCTCTCGATTGCGCGTTGGTAGATAGGGTTTGATGTAGTGAAGGTCGCAGGATTCACGCCATAGGCTGTGATGGTGCCGCCACTGAAAGGTACACGAAGTGTAGCCTTGCCCATTTTAATAATCGCCACGTACTCCATTAAGGTCGGAGTAGCATATGTAACTTTCTTATTCTCTTCCATATTTATAATATTAAAAAGGCGGACGGCGCTATTATTCGTCCATCCGCCTTGGTTGTTAGTATATGATATTCACTCGTTATGCAGCGAGGATGTCACCGGCATATTCTACCCACTTACCGCCAGAATATTGCCACATTTGACCTGTCACTGCGTTAGCGTTGATACCCGGGCAGTCTGCCAAGAGGTAATATACTTTACCTTCTTCGGGGCTGCTAGGTGCCTCTGTGCTGTCCCACATAGCGAAAGTAGTTGCGCCTTCGTTAGCCGGTTCGCCTTCGCCGTCAATCCAGATATGGCATGAGCCCTTGAGTGCGAGTGCATCCCAAACAAGCAATGCCTCACGTGAAGCCTCTTCACCTTCGATGCGTTCCTTGTCGCTGTGTTCTGCGCTGTAAGTGTAGTGTACCAAGCGATCGGGAGCAATGAGTGCACCGGAGTTAGACCAACCGAGTCTGTCAAGTGTCGGCTCGTGTTTGATTTCTACGTCGCCGAATACCGTGTGCAAGTTGGTAACTTTCCAACCCACTGAATTGGTGTTGATAGAAATTTGGATTTCGGGGTGCTTGCTGTAATCAATGCATTGGATATTCTCCAAGAAGTTCTTACCGGCAAGAAGGATTACTGACTTAGGCACGTCTTCGCCTGTGTAGGCCATTTTGGTGAGTGCGATAAGTTGCTCGATGGTCCACTTGCCTGTGTGTTGTAACTCCTTGCGGAACTGCCAACGGATACCTTCAGTGGTGTACACTGTTTGGGGGCCGAGTTTAGTGTCAACGGTGAATTTACCGCTACGGCCTGCCCAGAATGTGCGGTTGGCTTTAACCTTGAAGTTCCAGATTGCAGACTCTGCGATAAGAGCCTTAGAGTAGGGGATGCGTTTTTTCACTGCATCGAGGTAATCAGACACAACTTGATTCATGCCGCGTTTTTGGGCGTAAATCTTGGTGGGTTGCGGAATGATCAAGTCGGGCGCTACTTGCTTTTGAGTTTCGTAGAGTGCGTTAGACAAAAGCACGATTGTAGTGCCGGCAGGGATTGCAACCATTTCGCAAGTTTCGTCAGTTGCGTTTTGCTTGGTGCCGTTGATAGCGTGCACAACGGGGTTGCCTGTTACGGTGTCTTTGCCTGTAACGAAGAGCATAAGGTCCTTACCCACGGTCTTTGTTTTGCCGTCTTCTGCGTAACCGTCTACGCCTTTAACGAGCAATGTGCCGTAGGGTTGAGGAATTTTGCGGTCGCTGTTGCTCAAAGGGAGAATTGCTTGGAGTTCGCCGGCCTCGATTGCTGCGGTGGTGGTGACTGATGAACGGGGTTCGTCAATCATGTAGTGTTCGATTACCGGAGAGTTTACTTTTACTTTCTTAGCTTTAAGTGCTAATTGAGTAAGTGGGGTGTCGTCACCTTTGATTTTAAAAAGCTCCTCGTCGATGTCGCTTTCGATGAGGTTGCCGCCGCCAATGCCGTCAGTTGCGTTTGCAACATTGCTAACGGTAGCAGTTGCGCCAGGCACTTGGGATTGTACACCGGCACTGCCTGGGGCTGTTTGAACATCTGCACCATTTTGAACGGTAACAGTTTCGTTTGTTTCTGCCATAATATTATAACAATTAAATTAGAAAATTTTTATTTAGAATCTGTTTCAATGAATGCGCCTTTAGCTATGCCGCCTGTTGAGTTGGCTACATTGCTCACCGTTGCGCACGCTCCATATACTTGCGTCTTTAGTCCGGCTGTGCCTTGTGTTGGCTCTATGCGCGGATTGTTGATGAGCTTTACCACTTCGCCTTCCATTAGGCTTGGCTTGCTAAGTCGAATATATCACCTGTGCGGCGGCCCTTGGGTTGTCGTGGTGAGCCGTTCTTGCCATCGAGCACGGCTGTGCCGTCTCCTGTCTTGGGCTTGCGAAGTGTCTGCTCAATGCGTGTGTTGCGCCCACGGACTTCACCTTCGCTGCCTGCGGTCTCTACGTCTCCGTCGTGACGGATAGACTTCAATGCTGATTCGATTGTTGACTCTTCGAACTTACCAAGCATTGCAGACTTAGCTTGTTGCATGATGAGTTCCATAGCCTTGTCAATCTCATCGTCTGATGCATTGAACTTCTGCTGTGCTGCCTGAAGGACTGACGGCAATTCAGCGAGGTTCTTTTGATACTCGGCCTCGTAGTCCTTCTCTTTGGCCACACGTTCCATGTACTCCTTGTTAGCCGCGGCAATTTCTTCTTGCTTGTCGGGATCGTCAATAGCCTCCTTGATGTCGGTGCCATATAGACGCACGAGATTGACAGCTGGGTCAACTCCGTCCTTCCAATCGGTCATGAGCCGCGCTGACTTCGGATTACTCGTGAACAAGTCCGAGAACGCTTTTTCTCGCTCTTGCCCTTCCGAAATTCTTCGGTCGTAATCGTCGTAATCGTCATTTATTTGACCCGATAACGCCTCGTCATCATCGAAAGACTTGTCTGGATACTTGCCCTTCATGCGCTCGAGTAGTCGGTCACGATTACTTTTAGTTTGTTGATTGTCAGCCATATATCAATATTTAGCTTTATTAATTTAGATTTCTACGCAAATATAGTCCGTTCGCGTGGCGTTACTGCGATAAGTTGTACCGACCAAAATTGTTATTTTTGTATAGGTTTGAACTTAAAAATATAGTCCTAATGAAGCCCCACGGTTGTATATCCGAATACGCTGACCAACGCAAGGCTGATTTGTTACGTGCCTATCGCACGTACATAGCTAATTGCCGATTAATCGAGAAAGCGAAAGCGTTGGAAGACATTGTGAATATGCCGGCTAGCCGATTCTATATTAGCCGACAACGTGCCTATTCAGTTGTTATTGCTATCCTAAGTGGCAAAGACACACTCTCTACCATGCGCCCCAATAAGCGTGATATGTTCGTGGAAATATTCAATCGCACAATGACCCTTCACAAGGAACATCCCGAAATGGCATTGGTTGACGCGGTCGAGGAAGTTATCTCTTCACCGGCACCAAGGTTCTATCTGTCGTCGGGGTCTGCTAAGACTATTATCAATGAGGCAAAGAAAGAATGGGCTCGTAAGCACATGCGCAGAATGCTTATCTGGCGCTAAGTGTGGCGGACTTAACACACAATGATTAGAAATGTAAATGACATACTAAAGGAGGATGCACGGAGAATGGCCGACAATCATAGGCCGTTCAACCCTATTACGGGCTATGGTTCCGTAGGTGAGCGCAAGAAGGTAGTCATTGAGGACTTCCCTCTCAAGGAACAATGGCTGCCGTTGCCTATGCTTAAGAACAAGTTGGTCAAGTCTCTTATCGCTGCCGGTTCGATTAAGAAGTTCGTAGCCGAACAACAAAAGCTATACCCACAAGACTATGGCAATGAGTCGGATAGGCTTAAGATTATCGACATGTTTGTGCGCATACGTTATAAACACGATTTCCCGTTCTGGGCTGCATCTTTGGTTTACATCAAGCGCAAAGGTGGTGGTGATGATGTTCTATTCCGTCTTACTCGTCCACAACGAAAGTTCGTGACGAAACTTGAAGAGTTGCGCTGCGCAAACAAACCAATACGTTTGATACTGCTTAAAGCTCGTCAATGGGGCGGATCTACCACTTCTCAAATTTACATGGCGTGGATGCAGCTTATTCATAAAGTAGGTCTGAACTCTCTTATCATCGCACACCAATCAAGCGGTTCTGACGAAATTAAAGATATGTTCGACCGCATGATTGGTTGTTATCCAACTGATATGTTACATCGCCTGGGTGATGCATATAAAGATAATGAGCCCAAACTTGTGGGCGTTGGTAAGTCGGGGTCTATACATCGTGTGCCTCAACGTAACTGCAAGATCAAGATAGGTACTGCTGAACGTCCTGACTCGTGCCGTGGTGGTGACTACAACCTTGTGCACTTGTCGGAGGTCGGTATTTGGAAAAAGACTGACGGCAAATCTCCCGAAGATATTGTGCGCTCTGCCTGTTCCGGTATCTTGTACAAGCCTTACACAATGATCGTGTATGAGTCAACGGCCAATGGTACGGGTAACTTCTTTCAAACGGAGTATGACAGTGCCAAGCGTGGGCAATCTCAATTTGAGCCCTTGTTTATATCGTGGTATGATATTGACGACTACTCAATACCTTTCGATACTGATGCGCAACGCCGTGAGTTTGCCGAATGGCTTTATAATAATCGCATGTCTGAAAATGTGACTTCGGATCGTGAGGAAAACGGCAAATACTTGTGGTCGCTATTCTCGCGCGGTGCCACTCTTGAGGCCATACACTGGTATGTCATTGAACGCAAAGGTAAGAACTCGCACGCGGTCATGGCGTCTGAATATCCGTCTGACGACCTTGAGGCTTTCGTGAACTCGGGTGCAATGATATTCGATCGTGACCAAGTTGAGGAACTGCGCCACTCGTGCCGTCCGCCTCTGTATGTCGGTGATGTGTACGCTCGTGGGGATGATGGTGAGGACGCGCTTATTGACGTGCGCTTTCATGCTGATAAGCAGGGTCTGCTGTGGGTATGGTCTATGCCGGAGCCTAACTTACCTAACGAGCCCGACCACGTAATCAACCGCTATTTGGTTGTTGTCGATATTGGTGGGCGCTCTAACAAAGCGGACTGGTCTGTTATCGTGGTGCTCGATCGTCTGTATATGATAGACGGCGGCAAGCCTTCGGTTGTGGCTCAATGGTATGGACATATCGACCTGGACTTGTTGGCGTGGAAAGCTGCGCAAGTTGCCGCGTTCTACGATAACGCCTTACTTGTTATTGAGTCCAACACATTGGAGACACACGACAAAGAGAGACAAATAGACGGGGGTGACCAATCGCAATATATACTCAACCTTGTGAAGGATGTCTATCCCAACCTATACGCGCGTAAACGCTCGGAAGAGGATATCAAAGAAGGTAGGCCAACGAAGTATGGCTTTCATACCAACACTGCGACTAAGCCTATGATCATATCTACACTAACGAAGGTTATACGTGAAGGTTCTTATGTTGAACGGGATGTGCGCTGCTGTGACGAGTACGACACTTACGAACGGCGCCAGAATGGTTCTTTCGGTGCTATCGTCGGCAAGCATGACGACTTGCTGATGACTCGCGCTATTGGGCTGCATGTCTGCTTTAGAGAAATGGATATGCCCGACATAGTACCTAACCGGACTTTATATCAATCGCCACACAAGCATACAATCAGTGAGGCAACTTTCTAAAACAATAAAGGCTCGACATCACGTCGGGCCTTTATTGCAATCAATAATAAAAACAAAATTCACTATGCTGCTTGTCCTCCTCGTCCTGTTAGTGCGTTATAACCTTGCTGTACTGCTTGCATGTTGGCGCCTCGTTGTACTTGCTGCATGAGCTGCGGTGGTAAGGCTTGCGGTTGCTCGCCTCGTCCAATCTGCTCTTGCTGTGATTGGATTGCTTGTAATAGCTCGTCAGCGAATGGGAAGTTACCAACTTGTAGCATTTGTTGCAAAGTTATTTGTCCGGATTTCCAGATCTCCATTAAGAAGTCGTTTGCCATTGCTCTATATGTCGGAGTGCTTGTGCTCTCGATAATAGATAGGTCAAACTCAACATCTTGGATTTTCTGCGGATCGTACTCAACTGTCTCACCGGCCTTACCTGTGATATTGACTACGCGCTTGGTATCGTAGAATTGTTGGATATTCTTAACGTCTTTGTATGCGGCGTCGATAAGGAATTGCGAGTAGCAATCAAGCAAGTCAAGCAATGACGTTGTGGCGTTCTGAGTCTGCTGGCTGTATAGTGCTGCACTCATGCCCGAATAGCCTGGCTTACCTTGCAGTGCTCCGTTGACTCCCGAAATGTCCTCAAACAACTTGAGCTGTATGTTGAGTAGCTCGGCAATGCCGATATTGGTTGAGTTGTTAGCAACTTGTTGCGGCAATGCTGTTGCGTTCTTGGTCTTCATCATGATGACGCCATTAAAGCGTGACCACTCATCGGCAATGTCGTCGATGTTGTAGCCCTTGGGTAGACACTCTTCGGGGAACAAGAGCACACCTTTTGCGCTGGCTCGCATGATCCAATCGTACATTGTGATAAGTCGGTTGGTATAGCGCTGTTGGTCGATGACGTCACTCACAAAGCTGTGTATCTCGCCGTCGATGAATGGGAACGGCTTGAATACGTAGGGGTGGCTGCCATGCTTGTATGGTGTCTCTCCTTCGGCTAGGATGTCACCGAATGGCGAAAGGTAATAGTAATACCAATAGTTATCCATAAACCACTCGGCCTGTATCAATGGTATATCGTCAATCGACATGCCTACGGCGGTGCCGCGTCGGATGCGGTCCATATTCTCGGCTTGTACCATTTGGTCGTAGTCCTCGATATCTATCTTGTAAAAGTCGCCAGTGTTATAGTCGTGGCAACGATAACGTGGCTTGCTCTCCTTGCGCCATACCTCAATAACGCGGCAACGTGTCGTGTCATAAGGTACAAAGAAGTCGTATGTTTGTAGGTCGTCGTAGCCGAAACGGTGCCAGGCGTTGGCGAATAGCTCGCTGTCGCGTGCGTTGCGGTATATCTCTGCAAGTCGCTTGTAGTCTGCGTCGCTCTTGGCGAATTGTTCTACAAGATTGTTGAAACTCACATCGTGTATCTCGCCCACACAACTGACATCCCAACCGCGAAAATCGCGCATGTTACTATCTATAAAGAAGTTGTTTGGCTGCACATAGTCCGTCCAACACTCCATTTTTCCGTTGCGCCAACCATACCATTTGCGGTGCACAACCAAGCCACTGATAAGAAACTCTTCCATGCTGCGTGCGTTGAGTTCCTTGGCGCGGTTCAACTGCATATTATATTGAAGGACTATCGACATTGTTTCGCCAATGTTCTGCTCGTCGCGGTCTCTGGCTGTACATGTCGGCTCGGTTGCTTGGCCTCGGTACACACCTAGTACGTTACGTACCAATCTGCGAATAAGGTTATTCTTCAACGGTACGTTACCTTGGCTCTTGATATACTCCTCCTCGCTCATGCGCTTGCCGTCAACACTGATAATGTCGCGCCACTGATCGCCAAAACAATATCGCTTGGCTCTCTCTCGGTCGCGTCTGAACTTATCCATGTTCTGCCAGTACTGCTCTGCCTCGCGCAATACGTCCCACGCTCTGCGCTCTGCGGTGCATTGCTTGCTGTGCTCTACTGTGTCAAGTTCCTCGTTCTTGGGGCGAACATGACTTAGAGGTATTAATTTAATTTTGAGTTCTTCTGCCATGATTAATCAATGTAAATATGCATGGGGCAAAGATAACTCGCTCCATGCATATTAGTTTGATAAGTTCTACCTCTGTGTTAGCTCTTTCCATTTAGCTCTGGCGGCGTCTCGCTCTTCGGGGGTATTTGCGTTGGCCCATTCTGCAAGAATAGGTTTCATCGCAATGGCACGCTGGCGGTGTTCTTCCGCCTCTTGCGGTGTCTTGCTCTTGATATACGCGCTTACTTCATCCCTAAATTTCGTTCTGCCTTGTGCTAAATTTTCCCACATAAGATAGGTGATGTACTTGGGATCGCCTTTAACTTGATTTCTGAGCGCATCGCGTTCTTCGTTCGATTGCCAGCCCATGTCATTGTTATCAATTGCATCTAGGCGATTTTTAATCTCCTTATGGTCCGCCTCGGCTTGGTCGTATTGCTCGTTGACCTCGTCTGACCAATAGTAAGCCAATCCGTCTTTAATCTTGGTGTATGCTCTCTCCTTATAGCTGTCTTCGCGTTTTGCTCGTGCCTCTTTAGAATAGAACGGTGTCATTATGCCAGCACCTTTCATAATCTTGTAATCAGCATAACGCTCGGCAACTTCGGCAGGTGTCAACTTCTTAGCTTGCTCTGCATTGCAGTTGATTTCATCGAAGTACACCTTGTCAAGTTGTGACTGCGGAACTTGAGCAATACGAGCCATCATCAAAGAGAACTCCTTGGAAATTCGTGCATCATTGCCACACCAATCCCAAACGGCACAAACTGCATCTGTGAACGTTTGTGGATTGAAACCTGTACCACACTCTATAAGCGTGCTTATAATGTCGTTGATACCGGCTACGCCGTCATAGCCAAACTCCTTAAATGCTTTTTCGAGGTCGCCCACAAGTGGCATGTCCTTAGTCATTTGCAATGCAAAGTTCTTCCAAGTATCGAAACTGGTTATGTCGCCATTCGCCAATACACTAGCGCCATTGCTTAATATATCACCGAAGAGTAAGCCTTCAATTGGGCCAAACGCTGCGTGCTTCAAGCCTTCTTTGATTCTGCCAAGTTTATCTTCTTCATCGCTACCTAAGAGCAAGTAGGGGACTTGTGCTATCAGATACCATGCGGCTTGTAGCATGTGTCCGTAAACACCTACTGCAATGATGTCATGCCCCCATGAACGATAATAGTCGGCTTTAGCTGCACGCAAAGCTTGCTCGGGAGTAAGTCCGTTGCGTTCATGCTTTTTGCGCGCAAACTCAATTGATTCTTCTTTATAGTTCGGTGCGAAGATTTTCTTGACAAGTCCACGCATTGCATCAACATATTTTCGCTCGTAGCCAATTGATGCATTACGGAACGCGGTCCAAAGCGTACTGAACCAACTGCGCTCGGATTGTACTCTTGAGACAAACGCGGATTCACTTGACTGCTGCGTCTCGTTGAAGATAATGGTTGCATCTTGCTTTGCCATGCGCTCTGCTTTTTCTTCGTCGTATCCTTGCTTGAGATAGCGGTTGAGTCTTGTCTCGTAGATTGAGTGCGCTCCGACTGCTACAGTTACAGCGTCAAAGAATGCGTTGAGCGACATACCATATTTAGACGCTTTCTGCACGAAACGTTGTTGCCAGAATGAATAATCCATGTCACTTGGTATCAATTTTTCTTCACCCGACATACGGCCAAGCCAACGTTTCTCAAACAATGGCAAGTGCTTGAGGCACCAGTTCCATGCAGTTACCGGTGTTGCAAGGTTCCTAGCCAATATAGCAGGATTTGACTCTGCCAAGTATGCCGGCATTGATGCAAGCTGTTTCCATGCTGTAAAGCCTCTGAACGAGACTTTTGCCATAGTTGCGCCTTTGGCGACGTTTACCGCAAGCCTGTCAGACCTTCCAGGGTCGGGGCGGTAGTTGCCTGTCGCTATTGCGCAAGAGGTCTTAAACATATTCAACAATTGCTTGTCACCTCCAAATATCGTATTCATATTAGTGATACGATTCGTCAGTTTATTGTAGGATAGCAATGAGTTGAGGTCGCGGCCAAGTTCGGAGAATGCCGCCCAGTGCTCCATGTCGTTGACATGTTGAATTGCAACATTGAGTGCATCCGTATTAAGGATGTCGAGCGGACGATTGTTGCGCACACGTTTGATGATAGAGCCTGTTGTGACTGCACTTCTGTTTTCTTGTGCGTTCGGGGATGCTATATCTTCTTCACGTTTCAATGAGGCTTTCAATATCCTCAACGGGCAATAGTCGTCTATCGCTGCCATTGATGCGCCAAACAAGCGTTTGTGTACCTCGTTGTACTTCTCGCGTGTCTTAGCGTAGAACTCGTCCTGTAGCCAATCTGCCAATTCACGCATACGCGGATCTAACAAGTTAGCTATCTGTTCTACCTGTTCCTCGGTGATATTCATTTGGCGTAACTTCATAGCTCCGTCAGCCATTTTGTTCGCCATATATATGTACATGAGGTTGCCTTGGTTAAGTTCGATGTCGCGTTGGCCACCGTCGTCCCAAACAGATACAGTCATCGTCTTGCGTCCGTCCGTCAACTTCATTTTGCGCACCTTCATTGCCAGGTCTTCCCACTTTTTGCCTTTACCAAGTATTTCGGCTGCTTTATTGTTGAGAATTGCGAATGATTCGTTTTTACTCTTACGTTCATTCTCGGCGCAGTCAATCCAGCCACGAACAAAGCGATCAAACAAATAGCCTTCTCCGTTGGGGCTTGCGCTGCCTAACATACGGAACATCTCTGCGTAGCTTGCTAGAGTTTGCGTCAATATAGCAACGGAGTTATTTACAACCTTCTGTGAGACTCTCGTTTTTCTGTGAATGGTTGCCGGCAAACCCTTGAGGTCGCTATTGGCATTGTGCTGTATTTCTTGTATGCGCGCAATTTCTTGTTCATGGAAGTCCTTGGCTGCTGAAATGCTTTCGTTCATCATCTCACCTAAGCGTGTAGTCAAATTTGCAAAAGCCTCTGTACGATCAAGAAGATTCTTGCGTATCTCACTTTCAACCGTTTCGCACAATTGCTTATACGCCACTTTGTCAATGTTACCTGCATCCAAGTCTGCCTTGGCGTCCTTTATAGTCTTACGTAGTGCCTTGACATCTGCAATACTATCGTTGATCATCGTAGCATACTCTGCGGCAATCTGCAAGCCCTTGAACTCGTTGCGTGCCTCGTCTTGTACTGATTGTGGCTTGTCTGGGTCCATGTTCTGCGCTGCCTTCTCCATTTTAGCTTTGATGGTGTTTTCGAGTAGCTCGCCATGGTCGTCGTATGCCTCGTATTGTAAGTCGAGTGACTGTTTGAGCGATTGCAAAATGCGCTGGCCGTTGACATCCAATTGCCCTTGAACTTCAACACCCTTGGCGTTGACTTTACTTCCTCTAGTGTTCAATAACTTGTCGAAGGCATTCATTTGCTGCTTAAGGTTGTGCTTGACCATGATGTCGAACACGCGCTGCACGCTGTTCATGTAGGTCTTCTCTCCTGCTGCCACGCTGTTCTTGATAGCACTGATGAGGTTCTTGGTATCGCCTTCGCCCAGATCACGGAGATAACCGGATTCCATAAGGTTACGTGCCATGTCTGCCACGCGCTTTACGATACCTGCATCAAAGTCCTTCTGACGTTGCATTGCTTTGCGCATTGAGTTGAGACTCTTGCCAAGTGCCTTCACTGCGTCATCGCGCAACTTCTTGTCGTCCTTATAGTGGTTGGCCATTTCAATAGCGTGCTGGGCAATGTAGTCTGCCATTGGCGTATCGCCCGGGCGATACAGTTCATCTGCGGCTGCGTCCTTGCTACTCGTTGGCTCTTCGTAGTTGCCGACCTTGAGTTTGTCTTGCATTACTACGTCTTTAGCCTCACTGAAATAGCTGCGGTAGCGTGTCGGCTCCTTCATGTTCTCGTAGCTGCGCCACAACAGATAGCGAAGTTCGTTATCTGATAAGGTGACGCCTCCGAAACCTTTGAGACCAATCTTATCTAACATTTCATAGAATGCGCGTTTAATCTTGGTCCACCAACTGTTATATGTGTGCATCTCGTTGAAGTCCGTTGACTCTGCGAGTTTAGCAAGATACTCTTCGGTTGCTACTCGGAAGTTCCAACCGTTCTTACGCGCCATTTCAACGATCTCGCGGCGAATATCAACCTCTGCGTTCTCAAATACGTTATCCAAGAATTGGTCGAAGTTCTTGCCGAATAGCTTGCGCAGACCAAAGTGTGCAACGCTCTCGTGGAGCATTGTCTTGACTGCGTCCTCTGCGCTCAGGTGGTTAGGTATGACGATTGTTATCTTACCTGTACGTGGGTTAAAGAAACCTTTGGCGGTTGCCTTCTTGCCCTTGAGTGTGCTGGCGTCTGTCACAATCTCAACATTGTCGAGATGCAACTTGGCTGCGAAGTCGCGGACGTGGTCTACCATGCGCTTGCGCTCGCGTTGGGCAAATGCTCGCTTCTGGCGGTTGGTGCGGTAGTCTTCGCCCAATACCTTTGAGAAGGGATCATTCTCGTATGATACGTCGGCGTCGCTGTATGAGCCTTGACCATCGCGCTGCATAGTTTGCTCACTACCAATATTTTTTTCGCCTTCGATAGTTGGATTTTCAAAATCTTTGATTATCTTTGCAGCACGTTGCTGTTGAGCGGTTTGAACGTCTGCCCCCTTAGGAGGGGTTAGATTCAACCACTCGGCAGCTTTTTCTTTATCAACATACTTCAGATTATCTTTACCGAAGTCACTCTTGTCGGTGTTCATCTCAGATATTATACGTTCAATATCTTTGCCATGAACGCTTGCTATCTCATTTACTTCAACGGATTGACCATTCCGTTCAAGTTTTACAGCGACAGTGATGCGTTGGTCTCCACGTGGAATAGCTGTAACAACAACCATAGATTTTGCTTTCTCGCCCCATGTATATACCATGATTGGATTCTGTAAGGCTTTTGGCAAATCTTTAATATCGTTTGCTGTTAATCCATGCTTGGCCATATGAGACCTTAGAACTGATTCTCGCAAAGTTAGTTCTTCCGATTTAACGCCCAATTGTTTTAATAATGATGGCGTTGTTCCAAGACTTATACGACCGACTGCTTCACCACGTTCTATTTTAGAGGCTGCATCGTTGAACTCGTTTGTCACGCGCTCAAGTTCCGCTGCATCATCACCTGGTCGATACAATGTTTCGCCTTCGCCTTGTGCTGCCTTCCATTGTTCGTAGGCTTGGCGTGCTGCCTCACCTGCATTACCTTTTTGTGGCTCGCCAATTTTAACACCGGCTTTGACTAAGGCGTCACGGAGTTCCGGAGGAACTGTATTGAACGGCACCTCAATGCCTCTATGGTTGAGGCGTTTCGCGTATTCAGCTGCGACTTCTTCAATTGGGACTTCGCGCACTGGCTTATCATAGCGTGATAATATAACCTTACGTGGGTCACCTACGGTTGCAAGCGCATTGCCGACTGGTCCGCTCTTCCACTCAACTTCGCCAACTGCATCCTTCGCTTTCTCTGCTCGGTAACCACTAGTGAGTTCACTCTCGGGTACCTCAACCTCAACCGTTACAAGTTCGGGACGGTTCCACGCACTTGAGAATTGGTCGTTGATAGGTGAGCGTGATGTGTGGATGTACGGATTGTAAGCAGCGTCAATCTTGCTGCCATTACCTTTATCCAAAGTGAATGTACCATCGTCGTTAGCCATTTCTGGATGTTCTTCTGACATCTCCCACTCGCCAAGTTTGATTGGTTCTCTCCACTCCCATTTTGTTCTGGGCTTGCCGTTCTTGTCTACGACTGTCGTCTTAACGCGGCCCGACATCGGTGGGTAATAGTTGCCGTTGACCTTCTGCATCGCACGGTAGACTTTTACCTTCTTGCCTTTTTCAAGCTCCTCTATTTTAGCCTTGTCTGTTACCTTACGGAAACGTACGTTGCCCTCCTCGGCTATATCTTTTGCCTCGGTTTGCTCAAGTGTCTCGGCTCTGCGTAACAAGTTGCGAATGTCGTCCTTGGTGACCTTGAGGTTGATACCCATGTGACGTAACGCATTGCGTACCCAGTCGACAATACGCTGCCAGGTGCCTACGTTGTTGTAGTCTCCGTCTTCGCTCATGTTGGCAATGAACTCGTCTGCGGCTGCTCTGCGTAACTCGCGTTGGTTCTCGCGCTCTTGCTTTTGTTCGGGCGTCAACTTCGCATATTCCTCTTCGCTCATCTTCATGGTGTATGCCATCCACTTGTCGCGTGTTGCTTGGTCCATTGTTTGCTCCCATGTCTTGTCGCAAAGTTCGTTGAACTTGTCTTTGCCAAGTAGCTCGCGAAGTCCCATGTGCGCAACGCCCTCGTGACGGAAGGTCGCCATAAGGTCTTCTACGCTGTGAATGTTCGGCATGTAGATATACGCCTCGCCTGTCTCGGGGTCAAACCAACCTTTGACTTCACCGTCACTGCCAACTATCTCGCGTCGTGCCTTGCTGTCGCTGGGTAGCTCGTTGATGTCATTGACAACCTTTACACCTCGCTCCGTTGTCGCATTGATAACACTATCAGGGATATAAGGCTTGTCAGATTCAGAATTATTTCGTACCTTTGTGGTATCAAAAGTTTCTGATTCAAAACTGTGTGCGCCTTCGGGCGTGTTAGCATCACTCTGTGCTCTGCGAGACGCGATTGATTCAGAGGCTTTTTTATTTGTATAGAAATCATTGAATATCTCGCGATTGTCCTTGACTTCTGTTACAACTGTATACTTTACTCCATCTTTGGTTAGCGTATATTCACGAAGGCTTGTGCCGCGTCTTTCTTTAGATGCGGATTCTCCTTGTTCCAAAATTTGAGGTATAAGTTTCAAGTCTTCTGCTCTAATAACTCCCACGCCTGTACCATAGTGACGGTAAATGCTGTGTTTTGTTCCAGCTCCACCTTCGCTACCTTGTCGCATGATTACAGTGCGCTTACCGTCTTCGCGCTCAACAGTTAGACGTGTATTGTCTTTGTCTCCACTGAATGCGTCAACAACGGCACGTTGATTGTCGTCAAGCTCTGCATCTTTCAATGTTTCTTTGATTTCACGCATACGCTTCGGCACACGGCTACCCATTTCAGATACGCCGCCAAGCATACTCTCAAGCAAGATTTGGTCCTCGCGTGCAACGTCTTCGGTCTCGGCTGCAAGTGACGCACGGCGTTCCTCGTCGGTCATCGACATACGTCGAGCAGCATTCCGCGCCTCTACCTCGCCGGTTAATCGCTCATAGCCCTCCTGGCCAATAGGGTTATCCAGAGAATCAAACATCGCATCATATTGACGAATCTGATGATTTATATCTCGCGCAAGCTCATTGGCCCTCTTATCAGCTTCCGTATACTGCGGCGTGAGCTGTTCTATAAACTTATCACATTCAGCTTCTGATATCTCTCCGGTATCTTCTCGCTTATAAATGGCAGCCATTTCAGCATTTAGCTTATCCAGCTCAGCCTTCGCCTTCCTGAATTCTACACGAGTGTTCTCTATCTCTTGATGCATCCACTTCAATGTCGTATAAATATCCCCTGACTTTGAAGTCATATGCGTAGGGATAGACGGATTTCCACCTTTAGCAAAATTCTCATATCGTTGAATTATATGCTGCACCTCATGCACCAACGTACCTTTCTCGGTATCATTCCAATACAATGTATTGGTGTTAGAATCATACGATCCATGTTTACCATCAAGCAGCGCATCAGAATTTTCCTCGACTTTGACATTACGCAACTCAGGATATGCTGTAAACAGCTCCTCATCATCAATGTAATCGTCAAGCATCTTCGGCGTTTTCTTAAGCGCCTGTTTCTTTTCTCCCAACGCTAGCCATCGTTTAGCTTTCTCGGGGTCCAGTCCGCCGGCAATAAGTGCATCAACCTTGTTGTCGCTTTCTTTGCCTTGCTTCTGTAGTTTATCCAAGCCAATTACGTATGCTTCAAAAGTTGCATTATCGTCCAGCTCATCCTGCTCCTCTTGGGTAAGTCTTCTGCGTTCCGGATGCAACTCGCCATTATTGTCGACATCTTTGAAGTCGCGTGTTTCGTATCGCCATTTTCCGTCTGCACCACGTTCCCAACCTGTTGCCATCTTGATAGCCTTTGCATCTTTGCCGGCTTTCTCCATGTCGCGTGCTACCTTGAGGTTGTCAATGCGCGTTGTTGACTCTTGCGCTTTGTCAAGTCTCTCGGCTCCTTTTTCGCCTAAGAAACGGAAACGAATACCTTCGTCTGCGCTGGCTGCGTCTAATGCTGCCTTGCGGCTGTCCTCATTGTCACGCTCGTAGTCGAACAACTTGAGACCTGCGTCTTCAAGTGCCTTGCGAGTTTCGGGAGTGAGGTCACTGGGCACAACGGCTGCGGCAAACTCTTTCAAGCCTACCGGACGTTCAAATTTAGTCTCGAAGTACATTGCCGGGCGTTCGTTCTTGATAGCCTCGACCATAGCCATAAGCTTGGCGGTGTCCATCGCTGATAACTCAACGCCATATTCATCTTTGAGGAACTTAACCGGATTCTTCTTGGTGGCTGCCTCCTCTAAACGTGCAAAACCATAATCGTCCCACGTGCGCTCTGCATCGGGCTGACATTTTTGTGCAAGCTCAAAGTAGACATCTTGCCATTTCTTATCGAAAGCCTCAATGTCATCGTGATTGCTTGTGATGCGTGACTTCTCATTGCGTATTGCGTCCTTAGTCGGTAACGACTTCATTACGGTAGCAACGAAGTTCGGGAAGGATGTACTCCAGCCTGTTGCGCCATTACGCCCTTGCTCGCGCATAATGCGTGATGCGTTCTCTACGGTGTTAGGTATATATTTCCTATCACCGGAAGGAGTAAAACCGTCAAACAATACTTCTTTAATATCATAACGCTCTGACAAACCATTTAGCCACTCGTTGAACTCGCGTTGCAGACCTTTCTCTCTGACGATTTCTTTCGCCTTAGATAGTGTCTCTTGCGGTTCTTGGCGATTGCCGGCTCTGCGGTCTGCTCTCACATCGTTGAGCCAATTCTTAGTTGCAAGTGAGAAACCATACTTTTCAATATAGTCAATAGTGCGTTTAGCGTTCTTATAGCCAAGTGAGCCTTCGGGATTCTTCTCCATGGTGGCCTTACTTAGTCTAAGTCTTTCGGCAATGTCTGC